CCTCCCCGCCGATAAGGTCCCCCCGCCGCTCCGTAACCGGCCGATACGCCGGATCACCACCGTCGACCGCTGGCAGTGATCACGGAGCGATAGGGAAGAAGCGTCTTGGCAATCGAGATCGTCCACGAAGTTTTCCACCACGCCCCCGAGCAGGTCCGCTGCGGTGAGCGGCTGGTGCTGCTGGCGCTGGCCGACGCCGCCGACCAGAACACCCGGATGGTCTGGCTCGGCATCAACGAGCTGATGCGCAAGACCGCCCTCGGCAAGAGCGCCGTCTATGAGGCGGTGGCAAAGCTGCTGGACCGGGGGATTCTGCAGGAAGTGGCCCGCGAGGCCTGGCCGGAGGAGGCCAAGCGGTGCCGGTCGGTGGTCCGGCGGATCACCACCGTCGACTACTGGGAGGAGGGGTGCCCGGCCCCGCTCTACACCGGCGCCGACGACCCCTCTTCTTTTGGTCCGGAAGCCGGAACAAACCCGAATATTACTTCTCTCGTAGAGAGAAGTCCTTCGGACTCCTCTCTACCCTCTGCAGCCGAGCTGCAGAGGAAGCTCGAAGAGATCGACAGGGCCCGGCAGGCCAGGAAGGCCCAGAAGGCCGCCCGGCGTTCCCGCCACGCGGCCACCGGCCCCTGGGACGAGATCAAGTCCGCCGCCCAGCTCCTGGATGACGAGGAGACCACCGCCCCGGCGGATGCCGACCTGGTCGATACCGGGGATGACCTCCTCGTCGGCGACCGCCGCCCCCGGCGCCAGCGCTCAGGCGGCTCCCGCCGCACCTACAACCCCGACTCCGGCATGGGCCTGGCCGAGTACTTCGCCGATCGGGTCAGGGCCTCCCGCCGGAAGACGGGCATGGACGTGGCCAACCGGACCAAGCTGGCCAGCCACTTCAACCGGTGGATGGCCGAGTACCACACCCCGCCCCAGGTCATCCGGGTGATGATCGACTTGTACGCCGACAACCCCGCCTACCACGACCCCACCGTCCTGCCCTGGCTCGACTTCCTGCGCAAGCGTGAGCGGCTCGCCCGCGACGCCGAGCGCCGGGCGCTCATGCTCACCCATGACCAGGCGCAGGCCCAGCCCGCCCAGCAGGCCCCGCAGGACCCGGAGGACTTCGACCTGGACGCCTGGCGGAAGGCGGTGCGCCTGTGACCGAGATCCGCCCCATCCCGCCGGAGGTCACCGCCCGACTGCTGGTCTCCGCCGGGTTCCCCCGCCAGCTCGTCGGCAGTCGGCTGGCCGACTGGAAGCCCTACAACGCCATCACCCGGGCCGCCCTGGAGGTGGCGACCCAGTTCGTCGAGGACTTCCCCAACCGGCACCCGGGCAAGGAGGGCCCGCAGGACGTCTCCCGGCTCGGCCTCGGGTTCGCGCTCATCGGCCCCTTCGGGGTGGGGAAGACCACCCTCGCCGCCCTGACCGCGCTCGAGGTGCACCACCGGTACCGCGTCCCGGTCTTCTACACCACCACGACGGCCTACCTGCGCAACCTGCGCAAGCAGATCTCCATCTCCAGGCAGGCGGACGCCGGGGTACCGGAGGCTGTTGAGCAGTACTGGCAGATCGAGAAGTTCTGCCGCCAGATCTCCCGTGCCCCGCTGTTGGTGCTGGACGAGATCGGCCGCGAGCACCAGGGCGGTACCACCTTTGCCCAGACCGAGGTGGAGGACCTGCTGCGGTCCCGCTATCAGAGCGGTCTGCCGACGATCGCCGCCTCCAACTACGACCTGGAGAGCTGGGGAAAGCTCTACACCCCTCCGATGAGCTCATTCGCCTTTGAGGCGTTCCAGGAGGTCCCCATGGGCGGCGCCGACCTTCGCCGCACGACGAGGAGGAGTAATGGGAGTTGAGACCGACGCTTCGGTCAAGGCGTTACCGGATTAATCGTTAATCTGATCGAATGAAGCGTAACGACCCTGATCACCTTGGACGAGCCCTTTACCGGCTGCAGTTTCGCACCACCATCGATGAGAACACTGGGTGCTGGCTGTACGGGGGAACCCCATCGGATCCCTACGGGCATTTGACGGTCCACGGCGACAGCGACACCGTCCACCGGTGGTCCTGGCGGATCTACTACGGGCCCATCCCGCCCGGCCGTCTGGTTCGCCGGACTTGCGGATCATCCCGGTGCTGGAATCCCGACCACCTGAAGCTCAGCTCTGGTCGCCGCACCAAGAAGCACACCACCACCACCGAGCACGAAGGAAGCAGCGTCGATGGCAATACCGGTGACTGAAATGTCCCAGCAGACCCTGGAAAAGGCCCGCCACCGTCTGCTGAACGAGTACGTCCTCAATCCTGAGACTGGGTGCTGGCTGGCACAGCGTAGCCGCCTGGCCAGTGGCTACGCGACGATGATGGTGGACTACATCTACATGTGCGTCCACCGGTGGGCCTGGTGGGTCTTCCGCGGCCCTATCCCTGAGGGCTGCATCGTGCGGCACACCTGCGGTGTGCGTCACTGCTATAACCCCGACCACCTGCAGCTGGCTGAGCCCAACCCCAGGATGCGGAAGATGTACGAGCGGGTGCGCACCAACCCGCCGCGCCGCGCGGCCAAGCTCACCTGGGACCAGGTACGCGCTATCCGCTCCCGTCAGGACGCCACCCCCAAGGACCTGGCCGAAGAATACGGGGTCTCGCCCAGCATCATCCGAATGATCCTCGCTAACCGCGTCTGGGTGGAGCGGGAGGCCGCCTGATGCAGGGCGGGGACATCTCAAATGAGATCTTTCCCCGGATCTTGATCGAATTCGAGGACCTCATCGCCCACAAGCCAGAAGAGGAGCCGCGCAAGTGGCGCCTTGGCACCAGGGCCCGGCGGCTGCGCGATGAGGTCTACGCCTGGGAGATCAACGACCTGGTTGTCAAGGTCATGTGGCGCATGGTCTTCCACTTCCGGCACGAAATTGACGTGATCACCCTGCAGGGGGAGGAGTTCGCCGAGTTGCTGGCCGAGCGGCTGGATGAGGAGCAGGTCCCCGCCAACCGGGTCTGGGCCACTGAGCCGCGCAAGCTCGCCCGGCGGCTGGCGGCGATGCCGTACGTGGCCGCGATCTACACCGGCAGTCCCGAGCGCGCCGCCATTTACGGACAGCGAGGGCGCCTGGTTACCGCAGACAACGTCACCCTGATGGGGCAGTTTTGAGTGGACATCGAACGTCTTCTGATCAGCAAGGTCATTGAAACTGGCGACCTGGGCAGGGCTGCCCGGGTGGTCACCGCCGACTGGTTTACCGACCCCGCCGCGGCTCAGGTGTGGCGGCTGATCGTCGACCACAAGGCTAAGTACGGCCGGGTGCCGTCCATCAGTGTGGTCAAGGCCGACTACCCCACCTACAAGCTGCTGTCCACCCCGGAGAGCCTGGACTTCCTGGTGGACCGCATGGTGCGGCATCGGCACCTTTACCTGTTGGAGCATGCGCTGACGGACGCCGCCGCCCTGCACGTCCGCGGCGAGGTGGAAAAGGTCACCGCCCGCCTGCACACCGTCCTGTCGGAGCTGGCGCGTACCACACCCGGCGACAACGACGTCAACCTGCGCGAGACCGGGGCTCAGCGGCTGGAGCGCTACCGGCAGCTGACCAGCCTCAACGGCCGCTTGCGCGGCATCCCCACCGGATTCCCGGCCATCGACGCCGCCCTCGGCGGGATCGAACCGGGGCAGCTGATCACCTTCGTCGGCCCGCCCAAGACGGGCAAGTCCTGGTCGATGCTGCTGATGGCCAAGGCCGCCCACGAGTGGGGCAAGGTCCCGCTCCTGGTCGGCTTTGAGATGACCAATGCCGAGCAGGAGGAGCGACTGGACGCGCTGCGCGCCGGGATCTCCCACACCCGGTTGCGCAATGGCAAGCTCCGCCCGGATGAGTGGCGGCGTCTGGAACGTGCCATCAAGGCGGCTGAGAACCTGCCTGACTTCCACCTGACGACCGACACCCACAGCGTCATGACGCTGACCGGGCTGCAGGCCAAGATCGAGGCCGTCCAGCCGGACATCGTCTTCATCGATGGTGTCTACATGATGCAGGACGAGCTGGGGGAGCCGTCCGGGTCACCGCAGGCGATCACCAACATCACCCGCGGGCTTAAGCGGCTGGCGATGAACCTGCGCCTGCCGGTGGTGATCTCCACCCAGGCCCTGGAGTCGAAAATGGCCGGGCGGAAGGTCACCACCTACTCCATCGGCTACTCCTCCAGTTTCGTGCAGGACTCCGATGCCGTCTTCGGCGTGGAGAGGACCGAGGAGCCCGACATCAACGTCATCAAGCTCCTGCTCGCCCGGCACGCCGCCCCCGTGGAGGCCTACTACCGGTGGACCTGGGACCCCGTGGGCTTCGTCGAGCTGGAGGGCAATCCGTTTGCCACCTGGGAGGAGGACTATGCCGCCGCGTGACCGGCGCCGCGGGCCGCGGCCGGTCGTCCGCTCCGGGTACGAGGCGTTACACCTCGTCATCCCCGGTGACGTGGTCGCCGCCCTGGAAAAGCTCGGCATCGAGGTCGTCCGCGTCACCGACAAGGGCGAGGCCGTCGCACGCTGCCCGGCCCACGAGGAAAAGCTCGGCCGTGCCGACCGCAACCCCTCCTGGTCGGTCAACATCTCCACCGGGAAGCACTCGTGCTGGTCGTGCGGGTTCCGCGGCAGCTTCCGCACCCTGGTCCGCTACATGCGCCGCTGCAGCCCGCAGGAGGCGGATGCCTGGATCCGCTCCCAGGGCACCATCCGCCGCGTCGAGCAGATCCTGGCCAAGGAGGACGCCGACGAGGAGCCGGAGGTGAGCGAGGCCGCGCTGGCTGTCTTCAGCCCCTTCCCGCCTCCGGAGCGGCTGATCGAGCGCGGACTCACCGGCAAGGTGTGCCGCCAGTACGGCGTGCTGTGGGATCCCAGGGAAGAGGCCTGGATCCTTCCTATCCGGGACGCCGAGGGCAAGCTGCTGGGCTGGCAGTCCAAATCGGACACCAAGACCCGCAACCACCCGCCGCGCGTCAAGAAGTCCCGGAACTTGTTCGGGCTGTCGGCCCTGCCCGGCCACGTGGACCGGCTGATCCTGGTCGAGTCGCCCCTGGATGCGCTGCTGATCTCCTCCTGCGGGCTCGGATGGGCCGTGGCCAGCTACGGCGCCAGCGTGTCGGACGCCCAGATGCAGCTCATCCTCGAGCGGGTCAACCGGCTGATCCACTTCCCCGACAACGACCCTCCCGGACGCCAGGCCGCCTATGAGACCGCGGAGCGCTGGCGCGGCCGACTGCGCTACCAGATCGTCGACTACCGCGTGCTCGGCCGCCCCGACCTGTGGGACGGCACCGACCCCGGTGACCTGTCCCCACGCACCCTGCACCGCCTCGTCGACTTCGCTGTCCCCGCACCCCTCTACCGCCCCTGAACCATGTTCACCACCACCCTGTACCCCTACCAGGATGGCGACCTGGAGCGTTTCCTCCGGCGCGGTAACCTGCTGCTCGCCTACGACATGGGCCTTGGCAAGACGGTGGTCTCCATCGCCGCCGCCGAGGAGCTGATCGGCAGGGGAGAAGCCGGGGGAGACGCCGGGCCCGTCCTCATCATCTGCCCCTCCGGGCTGCGCCTGCAGTGGGCCTCGGAGATCGCGTTGCACACCGACGTCGCCACCCGGGAGATCACCCACAAGGGCATGACGTTCCTCGTGCCCGAGGAGCGCTACGCCGTCGTCATCGACGGCGGGCCCCAGAGAAGGAAGCAGCTCTACCAGCAGATCGCTGAGACCCGCCCCGATTACGTGATCGCCGGGTACCAGATCGTCACCGCGGAACTTCGCTGGTTCCGCCGCATGTGGCCGACGTTCATCGTGCTGGATGAGGGTACGGCGATCAAGAACCCTGCGGCTGATGTCACCAAGGCCATCCGCCGCCTGACCGCAAAATGGCGCCTCATGCTCACCGGCACCCCCGTCGAGCGCAAGCTCGAGGAGCTGTTCCACCTGCTCGGCTGGGTGGATCCTGCCGTCCTTGGCGACCCCTCCGACCGGAAGGCCGCGATCAAATTTGACCGGTCCTTCCTCGTCCGCAACTACTGGGGCCGCGTCGTCGGGTACAAGAACACCGACGTTCTGCATCGCAAGGTCTCTGGTGTGCTGATCCGGCGGCGCGTCACCGATCCTGAGGTCGCCCCCTACATGCCCAAGCTCAAGCGGCGCCGCCTTAACGTCACCATGGACGCCGCTACTGCTATGGCCTACCGCAAGGTCGTCGCCGATCTGGCTGCCGAGCTGGCCAGCCTGCCTGCCCGCGCCCAGATCGACATTGGCGACTACTACCAGGGGATCGATGAGAACACCCCGGCCGGGCGGGTGATGGCCGTCTACACTGCCGCCCAGCAGCTCATCGACGACCCTGGTCTGCTGGCCGAATCACCGTCCGCCTACGCCCAGCACCTGGCTGCTTCCGGCGTCCTTGACGGCCTTCCGGAATCCCCGAAGATCCGGGCTCTGGCCAGGCTTGTTGCCGACCTGCTGAAGGACCCGGAGGCGAAGGTCATCATCGTCAGCCGCTTCCGGCGCCTGGTGGAACGCCTCGCTCAGCGGTGGCCGTCCATCAGCGTCATCTACCACGGGCAGATGTCCGTGGTGGAAAAGCAGGCCGCGGTGCACAAGTTCCGCACCGACCCCGATGCCCGGCTGTTCATCATGAGCCACGCAGGCGCCTATGGGGTCAACCTGCCTGTGGCCACACACCTGATCAACGTGGATCCGGCTCGGTCAGCCGGGCAGCGTGCTCAGATCGACCACCGGCATGTGCGCGCCTCCAGCACGCACGGCGAGGTCGAGGTGATTGACATGGTCACCGTCGGCACCATCGAGGAGCGCGCCTACGACCGTCTCGACCTTCAGGGCCGGGTTAGCCGGGCGGTCATCGACGGAGTCGGCGCCGACGAGCACGGCCGGATCGACGACGACGTCATTACTTTGACCGCGCACTGTGAGGCCGTGCTGTCGGCCGCCTAATCAGCACCGTCGCCTCCCTCGTCATGGGGGAGGGTGATGTTGCGGCGGGAAAGCTCAGCCATGACTTCAAAAAACAGGTGGGCGCGCCCCCGCCACCCGGCCACCGGTCCCGCATCCCCGGCGACGGCCAGGCCATGGAGGACCTGCACATCCAAAGCGCCCGCGGGCGACCCGTCAATGATCAACTCGGCGGCGATGCGCTGGAGCACCTCGATCAGCCGCTCGGGATGTCCGGCGGCGCGGGCGTAGCGGATGTACCGCTCCCGCCGCTGCTGCCCCTCGGCGCCGCCGATCCAATGCGCGATCATGGCTGCGAGCGGGCGCAGCGTTTGCGTGACCTGCATGACCTGATCCTCTCCGGGGGTCTCCAGCTCCATTCGCCGCGCCGCGCCCTCTGTGATGAGGTCACGCAGCACAGCGGCGCGGGGCTGGCCGCACTGCGCGGCGATCCGGTCTACTGCCTCCAGCACGGCCGGGGGCACGGTGGTGGTGACTTGCACACCTACGCGGGGGCGGCCCGCGGGGCGCGCCGTCATCGGAGCCACCTCCCGGTGATGGGGTCCCTCAGCTCCGCCTCGAGGGCGTCGATCAGCTTGCTGGCCGCCCCCTGGGTTAGGTCGGCCAGCTCGACGTCCTCGTTGGCGCGCTCGGCGAGGACGCGCAGGTAGGCGAGCTGCCGGGCGGTGGCGGGGCGCTGGTAGCGGTCCCGCTGCGCGGCTAGCGGGGAGCGCTGGGACAGCTCCTCCTGGCGGCGTTCCCAGCCGCGCTCCAGCCCGTCCAGCCCGAGAGGGACGTGGTAGCGGTCGTCAGCTCCGCGGTAGCGCTCCCACTCTGGTGGGAGGGTGGGCTTGCCGTGCATGCGGAGCCGGATACCGGTGACTGTTCCGTCACGGCCGCACAGGGCCTCCACGGTGCCCTCCACGGTGACGTACCGGCCGCTCTTGGTGACGTACCCGCACGTGATGTAGGTGCCGGTCCGGGTGGCGCCGATGCGGCGCAGGATGGGCGGGATAAGCACGCCTCGATTTTCCATGTGAAAATAGTATCTCGATCACATGGAAAAATCAACGGGCTTGCGGGCGTAGTTCTGCTGGCGGCGGCAGGCGTTGGTCGGCTGATAGCCCTCCGCCTCCGGCCAGGTGAGGTGTCATCGAGCCCTACGGGCCATCGGCAGCACCGCCCGCCTTCTGATACTCCATCCCCAAAGTGTGTTTTGCTCAGGGGTGTCTGTATCATCCCGTGTCACAAACTTTGGGAGATATGAGTGAATGATCTACGATCCGGGGTTTGAGCAGGCGCAACGGTTCCTCACATTGCTCGAGTACCCGCGGGGGGCCGCTGACGACCTTGAAGTCTTGCGGCGCGCGGTGAAGATTGTGGAGGCACTCCAGGAGGACCTGTCGCTGGCCTTAGAGATCCGGGGACTGTGGGTGGCCCGGATGGTTGAGCGACGGTATCTGGGGTCCACCATTGCTCGCGTCCTGGAGACCGCCAGTGGGCCCACCGCGGTCACTCGTCTGAAGGGTCAATACACCAACCTGTTGCAGCTGGCCCGCGAGGGCAGGCAGTGCGTCGGCACCCTGCAGCTGATCGACGACATCATCAGTTGGGCCAACTTGGCGATCAAAGACCGATCGCTGCCGGAGGAGTTCCGCAAGCGGGTGTGGCACAAGAAGAAGATCGTCGAGGACTTCCGCGACCGCCTGCTCGGCCGTGATGGCTACACCTAATTACGATCTTGTAATTTTTCCTGGTTGCCGGGCCTTTCAACAAAACGTCTGTGTCTGTTAGATCTTCTAACCGATGATCTAGCTTCAGGTGGCAGATCTGGAGCTGAAGGCTCCAGACCTTCTTCATGCCACCTGGGTGTCGTATAGCTCACCAGGGTCTGAAGGGGGATTCGTGCACCGCTATCGGGTCATCGACATAATCGTCAGGCTCGGCGAGGCTATCCCTGCGCTGAGTGAGGGACACCTGCAGAGCCTGTCGACGGACGACCTGTACCGGATCGTTCAGGCACTGGCCCACGAGCGTCACCTGCTCGAGGAGGAAGACCACATCTGCGAGCAGGCGATTGCGATCGTGGTCGCCGAGCTGAAAAGGCGGGGGGAGAAGCATCTGGCCATCCAGCGGCGGATGCGCCGTCCTGATGAGAACCTGAACGCCTCGGAGGTCACCCGGCTGTTGAGAAAGTGGGAACCGATTCTCGCCGACCAGGAACGCTTCCGCCAGAGCGCCTTCGTCCGCCTGCTGGAGAGCGCACGCAGGGAAGAAGAGCGCCGGGCAAGTGACCCAAGAGCCCCAATGGACGTGCGATGCCGCGCACGCCAGCGAGCAGAGACCCTGCGCCGGTGGGTGGAGCTTCAAGGGTTCCGGTTCGGTGCGGCAGGGATCGCCGCCCTGCTTGGGATCTCGGCCGCAGGCTCCTATATCGTCGGCGTGGTCGAGCCGGTCGATTTGGTGCGTGATCCGTTCCGCTCACCTGCCATATTCGAGCCCTCCTCCCAGCCGTCGTCTCCGGCTGCCCTGCTCCCCTCGGCTGAGCCCGTGGGGAACTACACGCGGGCACAGGAGGAAAAGTCCCCTGAGGAAAAGTCCCCCACCCCAGCCCCGCTGGCGCATCATAGGCGGGTGAGGACCTCACCCGCCCCCGCCCCACGGCGGCGTCCTTCACCAAAGCCGCTCGTCGTGGACCGCTTGAACACCCAAGACAGGACCAGCAAGCAGCCGGGCGTCACCTACACTATCCCTGACTGGTCGCCACATGGTCATGGGGACGCCTCATCATCGGGAGCGCTGGCAGACTCGACGCTGTCTCCCTGAGTCTTTGCAACCTGCAAAAACTCACCCCCATCCATTTTTTGCAAGCTGAAAACATCCCCAAGTGCCTCGGTCTTGAATTCGTGCTGATCAGGGCGCTATACTGGTAGCGCGATAGCCGAGGACGAGAAAGCCCCGCGTGGCGGACCGTCCACGCGGGGCTTTCCTGTTATTAGACGGTCTATCGAATATTGGCCTAGATCATCGGATCATGCGTACTTTCAGCTACAGCTTCATCGTTATAAAGGATCCAATATTCATCCTTACTAATCGGATACTAAGCGATCATGGTTACAGAGAGTCAGCAGGTCAGAGCACATATAAACTGGTCAGTGACATCCATACTTTTTCAAAACATCCTAAGTTGCGGAAGACCGTAAATCAGGGGTAAAGTACATACCCCCGAGGGGGACATCTCAACTCACGGAGAGAGTCTTGAGACGAGTCAAATTCAACGTCCCCCAGTCTGAGCAGGACAATGACCTGGAACGCAGACGCATTCATGGCTTGTATCGACAGTGGGTAGTTCTCCGCCAGCGGGAAGAGAGCATTAAGCAGCGGATCAATGAACTCCGCAACAAGCTGCTGGCCTATGCCGAGGCCTACGGCGTCGAGGACGCCAAGGGCCACAGGGTGGTAGAGATCGACCCGATCACCATCGGCGGCAGGGTCTACGGAGGCTGGGTCCGCCGAAAGCGCGTCAGTCAGCGGATCAACGAAGAGCGCACGCGGGCGCTGGCGGAAGAGAAGGGCCTCGTCGACGAGATCTTCAAGCCGAAGGTCATCGAGGAACTCGATCAGGACGCTCTTTATCGCCTGAACCAGGAAGGACAACTCACCGATGAAGAGCTGGACTCCCTGGTTGACACCACGGTTACGTATGCGCTGGAGGGCATCTAGTCACGTGAGCACTCAGCCCTATGAACCCGAAGAGGTGCTGCCCTGGAGGCCGGTCCGCATCCCCAAGTCCATGCCCGCGGACCCGCTGGAAGGGGCCAAGCCCAAGGTGTACAAGGTCGCGGGTCACCCGCGTTCCTTCTATGGGATCGGTGTTTTGGCCCAGGCCTTGAATCGCAAGCCTGGCACCATCCGTAAGTGGGAGGTCTTCGGCTGGATTCCGAAGCCTACCGCCGTGTTCCCCGGTCGTGATCCGCGGGATTCGGCATCCGCTCGCCACGGGCGGCGCCGCCTGTACACCGCCGCCCAGATCCGCGGCCTGGTCAAGATCGCCTATGAGGAAGGCGTTCTCGAGCCGCATGCCCGCCCGATCCAGGAGACCAATTTCCCGCAGCGGGCTCATAGGCTCTTCTCCGACCTGGCCGTCAAGGAGCGCGAGGAGATCATGCGTCTGAGGAGTCAGGCGGCGTGATCGTCCGCGAGACCATTACGCACCACGTCAACCTGGGGGACTACGAGTTCATTGAGGTGTCGGACACGGTGGAGCTGACGGCAGATGACCTCCCGCCAGGCACCACCGTGCCCCAGGCGCTCGAGACCGCCCGCCAGCAGATCATCGAGCACCAGAAGGTTGTCCTGGAACGCATCCTCAACATTACTGCAAACCCTGACACCTACGTCAAGGACTACCTTAAGTCCCTCCGGAGTGAACGCAGACGCAGGCATGCCTAGATAACCACCACACACCACACCACCACACACCGGATAACCACCACACACCGACGAAGGAGACACATTGCCTCGTGCGATTCGTGCTCGCAGCCGTGCCCGGGACGTCGAGCCCGAGGAGGAGTGGGATGAGGAGGAGATCGACGAGTACGAGGACGACGAGGAGGAGATGCCTCGCCGCCGTCGCCCCCCTGTCCGGGACGGCTACGGCGATGAGGACGACGAGGATGAGTCGCCTCGTCTGCGCCGCCGTGCCCGCTCTGCGGGCCCGGCCCGCCGCGTGGAACGTTCCAAGAAGCGGCGCGTCGTCGCCAGTGCCCCCCGCCCCGGGTGGGACGCCTTCCGCTCCCTGAAGCGCAGCTCCGGTATCGAGACCTTCAAGATCGAGGAGGAAGACGAAGAGATCATCGTCAAGTTCCTCGACGAGGAGCCGTTCGCGGTCTTCGCCCAGCACTGGGTCTCCCAGGCCAAGGGCCGGAAGAACTTCGTCTGCCTGGGTGAGGACTGCCCGCTGTGCGACGTGGGCGACGACCCGCGCACCATGGTCGCCTTCAACATCGTCTCGTTCGATGACCCCGACAACCCGACGCTGAAGGTCTGGTACACCGGCGTCCGCCTGGCTCAGAAGCTCGAGGGCCTTAACAGCAACCGGCGCACCAGCCCCATCAACCGGGACGACCTGTATTGGGCGGTCACCAAGAGCGGCACCGGCACCAACACCCAGTACAACCTGCTCCCGGTCACCGCCGACAACCTGGGCGACATCACCCCGTTGGACGAGGGCGAGCTGGAGGAGTTCATGGACTCCCGCTACGACATCTCGGTGATCAAGCTCCCCAGCCGTGAGGAGCTGGAGGAGCTTGTCGAGGAGATCTTCGAGTAATCCCCTTGCTCGGTCCCGCGGCCCGCTTCGCCACCTGAGGCGGGCCGCATCGTCCAGGAGATGTCGTGCTGAGCCGCACCATCGTCACCACCACCGACCACCTCGCCCACGTCGTCGCCCACTTCAAGCGCTACGGCGAATTCTGCTGGGACGTGGAGACCACCCGTCCCTACCGTGGGATCCCGGCCCACAACACCATCACCTGGCTTTCCCTGGCCACCTACGGCATGGCTGTGACCATCCCTATGGGCCACACCAAGGGGGACCGGATCATCGGGTATCGGACCGAGCCGCGCAAGACCAAGACCGGCAAGATCCAGAACCGCAAGGTTCCCATCTGGTCGGCTGCCCCGCCCCAGCTTCGCCCCTCGCAGGTCTTCGAGGCGCTGGAGCCACTGTTCTTCAGCGATCGGGTCAAGGTCGCCCACAACCTCGCCTTCGACGCTGGATCGATCGCCAAGTACTACGGCGGCCGGGTCATCCCGCGCCCGTGGCACGACACCTACGTTTCCTCGGTCTTACTCGACGAGAACCGCTCTAACGGCCTTAAGTCCCTGGTCAAGTCGATCTACGGCATCGACTACGACAAGAGCGACGTCGGCAAGCGGGTCGAGGAGCACCGCTTCCGGGACGTTGCCCGCTACTCCTACATGGACGCCAAGATGACCTGGTTGCTCTACCGGCGCAACCAGGCGGCCATCAGAAAGGCGGGCCTGCAGAAGCTTTTTGATCTTGAATGCGAGCTGCTGGAAGTGGTCATCTCCATGACCGCTTACGGCGCCCCGGTTGATCAGGCCACCTTGGAGGCCTTCGGCAAGGAGCTGCGTAGCCGCATCGTCGACCACCAGGCCCGCATCTTCAAGGCTCTTGGCCGGACCATCAACCTCGACAGCCCCCAGCAGAAGGCAGAGGCCCTCTTCCTGCCCAAGTCCAAGGGTGGGCTCGGGCTCAAGCCCATCACACTCACCAAGGGCGGCCAGGACAAAGAACGCCGCGGTGAGGAGATCACCGTCCACGACTACTCAACTTCCGCCGAGGTCCTGGAGAAGTACAAGGACAACCCGGTGGTGGCCGCCTTGCTGGACTACCAGCGGGACGTGAAGCTGCTGGGAACCTACGTGGAGGGCATCCTCAACGACGAGGAAGACGGCAGTCTCATCATCAACGGCCGCATCCACGCCAGCTTCAACCCCGTGGGTGCCCGCACCGGCAGGTGGTCCTCCAGCAACCCCAACCTGCAGAACATCCCGACCCGCACCGCCGAGGGCAAGAAGATCCGCTCCGCCTTCCGCGCCGAACCCGGACACATGTACCTGGTGGCCGACTACGGGCAGATCGAGCTGGTCATGCTCGCTCACTTCATCGGCCGCGGCGCCCTGTATGACGGTTTCTTCGCCGGTATCAACCCGCATGTGATGACCGCCGCCAAGATCTTCGGAATCCCGCCGGAGGATGTGAAGACCAAGCACGCTGATCTCTACAGTGTCGCCAAGGGCCTGAATTTCGCCATCGTGTACTCCGCCGGTCCCGCCACAGTCGCCGAGCAGGCGGGGGTGACGGTGAAGAAAGCCAAGGAGTACATGCGCAAGCACCGGAAAGAGTTCCCTGAGATCTACGCCTACAGGGAGCACGTCATCAAGCAGGCCAGAAAGAAGCGGCCCCCACACACCACTACCCTGCTCGGCCGTATCCGCCGCATGCCGGAACTGCTCAGCAAAAATGAGGCCAAGCGCGCCGAGGCCGAGCGGAAGATCTTCAACTCCAAGATTCAGGGCTCGGCGGCCGACCTTATCAAGCTGGCCATGGTCCGCTGGTGGCGCAATCACCCCGAAGGCGCCCACATGATCATGACCGTGCACGATGAGCTGGTCATTCACACCCCCATCGAGCTGGTCGACCAGGCCAAGGAAGCATTGCGCGACGCTATGGTCGGGCCTGGGATTCAGAAACTCGTCCGCGTTCCGCTCACCATTGATATGAACGTTGTGGATCGGTGGAGTGAGGCAAAGTAGGAAAGAGGACAGCCGTGGCGCGTGACCTGATTAAGGATTTCGAGGTCCTCTACCAGGAAATCGTCTGGGACGCCTTCCCGCACCATATGGTCTGTGAGATCCTGCGGCGTCTGGGAAAGGTTCCTCCGAGCGAAGAGGGAATCAGCCAGGCATGTGCTGAAAGCCACTCCCGGCTTCTCCCGGTCATCACCAATCTTGGTCCTGAAGTCAATTTGATAACTTCCATCATTGCCGAGGCAATGGTTCGCTCTATCGTAGATGAGAGCACGGCCGAGAAACTTGGCCAGGACATCGAAGATGTCGTCATGACCTACCGGAACCTGCTGCGGTCCAGCGCATTTGTCGTGCTTGCCGCTTTGTGCAATGCCGACCTCATCACCTACAAGGAGGGCGCCAAGTGAGCGGATTTTGGTCCCGCAAACTTGGTGCTGACCGTGCCCAGAGCAAGCCGTATACGGCACCGCAGACCTCGGCCGCCCGTCCCTGGTGGGACCCCGCCTTGCCGCCTGCGCAGCCCGCACCGCAACCTGTCCCGGCCGAGCCCGCAGCCCCGGCCGCGCCGGAGGTGCCGCGGGACGTCATCGCCCGGCATCTGAGTAAGGCCCAGTCCTCCCGGGAGACGGAAACCTGCCCCGGTTGCGGTTCCGGCAACTACATGGCGCCACCGAACATGAACGTCCGCAAGCAGTGTTTCGACTGCGGCTATCCGGTGATCCAGTCGGGATCAGGCCCCGGTGCGCTGCCATCGCATCTGGTCGGCCCCGTCACCCCGGCCAAGCAGATTCACGACGGCCGCTCATACTACGACCCCAAGAGGATCATTTTCCGCCTGTAGGCGTCTTCGCTCGCTCGTCTAGAAGGAAGTCCCCGTGCGTGTGCTGAACCCTGACGGTACCCTCGCCAACCCCTACAGCCAGTACATTGCCCTGAGCCGGTATGCCCGCTACCTGGATACGGAGCACAGGCGTGAAACCTGGGCTGAGACGGTCGACCGCTACATGGGCTTCATGGTCGAGCATCTGGCCATCAAGCACTGCTACCGGCCGGACCCGGCACTGGTAGAGGAGATCCGTGCCGCGATCAAGAATCTGGACGTCGTCCCCTCCATGCGGGCCATCATGACCGCCGGGCCCGCTCTTGAGCGGTCGCACATCGCCGCCTACAACTGCTCTTACCTTCCCATTACCGACCTGTACTCCTTTGTGGAGGCCTTCTACATCCTGTTGAACGGCACCGGCGTCGGCTATAGCGTCGAGCGGCTCTACGTTGATCAGCTGCCGACTGTCCACCCCGATATCGCCGACGACCCCCACACCGTGCTGTATGTCGGCGACAGCAAGGAGGGTTGGGCGCACGCTTTCCATCGCTTCCTGGAGTCGGTCTGGCTGAATGGCAAGGTTCCCTCCGTGGATGTCAGCGCCGTCCGTCCTCGCGGTGCCCGGCTGAAGACTTTCGGCGGCCGGGCTTCTGGCCCCGGCCCCATTCTCGAGCTTTTCAGCTTCGCCGCGGACCTGCTGCGCGGCGCCGCCGGGCGCAAGCTGCGTCCCATCGAGGTGCACGACTTGATGTGCAAGATCGCCTCGGTCGTTGTGGTCGGCGGTGTGCGCCGCTCGGCGATGATCGCCCTGTCGGACCTGGATGACAAGGAGATGGCCGAGGCCAAGAAGGGCCGCTTCTGGGAGACCCACCCCCACCGCTCCTTGGCCAACATCTCCGCGGTCTTCAAGGAGGACCTCGAGGTCACCCGCGAGGAGTTTGATGCCTTCTTCGACGACCTGATCGCCAGCGGCTCGGGTGAGCGCGGCATCTTTAACCGTACCGCCGCCCAGATTCAGGCCTTCCGCAACGGGCGCAAGCCGTGGACCTTCGTCGAGTACGGCACCAACCCCTGCGGTGAGATCATCCTCCGGCCGTACTCCTTCTGCAACCTCACCGAGGCCATCGTCCGGCCGGACGACACGCTCCAGACGCTCAAGCGCAAGGTGGAGCTGGCGACCATCCTCGGTACCTGGCAGGCGACCCTGACCGACTTCCCGCTGCTGCGGCCGGAGTGGAAGCGCAACGCCGAGGAGGAGCGGCTGCTCGGCGTTTCCCTGACGGGGATCTTCGGCAACCGGCTCACCTACGACCTGGAGCAGGTCCCCACCACGCTGACGGCGCTGCAGTTGGCGGCCCGGGAGGCCAACAAGGAGGAGGCCTACCGGATCGGCATCACTCCGGCGCATGCCATCTGCACCGTCAAGCCGTCCGGCACGGTCTCCCAGCTCGCCGGGGTCTCCTCCGGCATCCACCCCTGGCACTCCCGCTACTACATCCGCACTGTCCGGGCCGACAAGAAGGACCCGCTCGCCCAGCTGATGGCCGACGCCGGGGTTCCGTACGAGGACGACGTCACCGCGCCGGAGACCACCTGGGTCTTTTCCTTCCCGATCGCCGCGCCGCCGGACGCCGTCACCCGCGATGACCTGTCCGCGGTCGATCACCTGAAGCTGTGGATGGCGTACCACTCTTTTTGGTGCCACCACAACGCCTCCGTCACGGTCAACGTTCGCGCCGACGAGTGGGACAAGGTCCGCCAGTGGGCCTGGGACCACCTTGACAGCCTCGTCGGCGTGACTTTCCTGCCCTACGACGAGCACGTCTACGCCCAGGCGCCGTATCAGGAGATCGACGAGGTGACCTATCAGCGGATGGTGGCCAACTTCCCTAAGGTGCGCTGGGCCGACCTTGTCTTTTATGAGACGTCCGACCAGACCGCCGGGACGCAGGTGCTGGCCTGCACCGCCGGTGGGTGCGAGGACGTCGACCTGGTGGGAGAGGCCGCGTGAGCGCCGACTGGTGGAGCTTTCCCTGCGTTGAGCTGGTCCGCGTCGTCGACGGCGACACCGTGTGGGTTGAGGTGGTGCTCGACTGCGGTTTCCGCGTCCGCATCACTCATCAGGTGAAGATCCGCCTGGATGGCATCAACGCCCCCGAGATGAACACGTCCGAGGACAAGGCGGCGAAGGCGTTCATCGAAGATTGGTTTGCCCGTCACCAGGTCGACGGAATCGTCTTGTATACGCGCAAGCACCCGGAAAAGTACGGGCGCTGGCTTGGCCGGTTCGAGTCTGCGGGCCGCGTGCTCAATGACGAGCTGGTGGCGGCCGGGCTTGCCAATCCCTACACCGGAAAGCGCGCCGCGTAAATTTTCCCAAAAATTCAAGTTTCGCCCCAACTTGTGACCGTGTGAGAGGAGCTATAACGTTTCTCTCACACGGTCACTTTTGTCTGAGTTGGGATATTCGGGTAGTGGGAATCAGACCTGAAGCTGCCGCACTGGTTGCGCAGATTAACAAAAGGCACGGAGAAGGCGCCATCGTCCTCGGCTCGGATATCTCCCTCGGCGGGCGCTATCCATCCGGATCCATCGGCCTGGATGTGATTCTGGGAGGCGGCTGGCCGGTATCCCAGTGGGTGGAGGTCATCGGAAAGGAATCGTCTGGGAAGACCTCCATTGTCTATAAGACCGTGGCCGCCAACCAGGCGCGCGACCCGGATTTCACCGTGTTGTGGATCGCGGCGGAAACCTACAACACCAAGCACGCCGCGGCCTGCGGAGTCGATAACAACCGGGTCATCGTCTACCCCACCCAGGAAATGGAAACCGCTTATGAGGTCCTGCTGGAGTTTGCCCGCCAGAAGGCGGTCGATATGGCCGTGCTCGACTCCTACCCCGCGCTGGTGCCTGATGAGGAGGCCGCCAAGGG